TGCTGATCCATTAGTTGTAGAAAATGCACTTGTTAAAGTTGTTGTCGCTTTAATTGGATGTACGTCATAAAAAATACCACCAGAATAAACATACAATATTCTATTAGTTCCAAGTGCTGCAAATTTAATACCTGCTGTATTTACAAAATGGTGTATAGCTGTGTTACGACCTGTAAGACTTGTAGATCCAAGTTGAGCCCAACCTCCAATTTTTTCTGGATAACCATATCTAAATCTAACATTGTCACCATTAACCCATTGGCCTTCGCCGCCGGTTGCTGTAACTTGTTTATTAAATCCTGGTTGAAAGTTTACTTTTTGTAACATAATTATCTTGCCGTTGCAGGCACCCCCGTTGATGTTACGAATGGGTTTTCTGCGAAAGCCATGTAAAGGTATGTTCCATTATTACAATCAGTATTAGCAACCCGCAATTTAAAACCATTGGATACAAAATCTATACTATCTCTTGTACTGTCAGCACCAGCTCCACTGGCAGTCATGTATTTGTCCATAACGTTACGTGGATTTCTTTTGTTATCAAATATCATCCAGCCATCAGTAGTGTTAGTTACTTTAGTCATAACATAAGCTGGTTTAAATCCTGTATAAACAAATGTTCCATTGGCATTATTATTTCCTGTGTAGCCTCCAAATTTTGAGTATGCTTTAATTTCTGCAAAACAATAAGCCAGATGGTTTCCAGTAGTGTTTACAGTTCCACTTGGACCTAAACTAAAAACTGAAGTAGTAGGTGCAGTATTATTCATATATTCTGTATCTGCAGCTTCTGCTGCTGTAGTATTTAAAACTACTCTTTTTCCTTGACCTACTGAAGCATGATAAGTATACCAATTTGTTGAACTAGCATCCCTTCTTTTAAAAAAAATCATTTTTGGAGCTACATTCATTCCATGTTTTACTGTGGTATTTCCAGCATTTCCATTATAAGTTACAATAGAAAAACCCGCTGTATTGTTAAAGGAACCAGCACTATCTACACCCCCAATTCCAGTTGAACTTGCGTCATTGGTAAATGCTGTTCCAGCTTTCCAATTCCATGCTACATATGTATGACTTCCATCATTTACTCTAGCATCACTAGATGAACCAGCACCTACTGTAAAACCATCACTTGTAAAAGCATCTAAATGACCATCATTTTTATTGGTAATTTCTGCACCACTACCATCTGATGAAAGAGTTTTATTTGCACCTCTTACTGAGTCAGCTAAAGTATGACCATTAGAATCTGTTCTATTTTTTTGCCAAACCCAATCTGGTTGAAATCCAACTCCTGCTATAGTTCTTGGATTACTTCCATTACCAGAATAAATTTTAGTATTAAAATAAATTGTTGGATCGTCTATAGTTGTATAAGCCATTATCCATTCTCCGCTAGGTTTTTTGTACATAGTGAAAAATAGCCACTAGGTACTGCATATTCAAAGTTCCCAAATCCATTACCATCTGTGTTGCCAGATGAGATTGTATGATTTGGAGAACCAAAATTCCAAGAATAATTTGCACCATTTCTAAGACTTACAGCAAAAGTATAAGTTCCGCCTGCTGTAA